ACCTGTTTGTGAGGACAACTGAAGTTTCCATGTATCAATATGTTTGAATTGTGTTTCTTTACCTAACCGTACTGTTTCAGATTCAAAGTTTTTTATTCGCTTTGTATCTGCTACATTCATTGCCAAAATACCACCAGGTTTTAATCCATAGTAACAATTTTCTATAGTCATTCTTAAAAATCCTTCTACCCAAGCTTGAGGATCAGGATATTTTTTATATGATTGTGTATCTTCTTCTGAATATTTTTCCCAATCAAAATAAGGTGGAGAAGTAAAACACAAATCTACACTGTTCTTATCTGGTCTAAACTCCTCACTACCACATTTATGTAATTCTATTGTGCGGTTCTTATCTCCCCAAGCATCCTTTATCTGTTTCAATCCTTCAAAGGTTTCCGTACAAGGGTCAGTACCGATATAATTCACACCAGCAGCAATAGAGCCTAATAAACGACCACCATAACCACAACTCATATCCCAAGTTGTGCCAGCATCTGTATTGAATAAAGGTGAAGCCTTCTCTAAAAACTTATCATAAATTAATGCAGCAGCAGTAGGTCTAAAATTAGATACTGCTTGTGTGCCAGAATATCTACGGAGTAATGATCGTAAATCTGAATCTGTTATATTATGATAATCTTTCTGATCCCAAAACGTACCTTCTAAAAGTTTTCTAATACCTTTCTTAAAGTGTTCTTCATCATTCCAAATCTCCATAGGAGTTTTCATTGTACCACATTCGATACCCCAATGATGAGGCATATAACTCCATGCAAGAGCAAGACCGTGTGTAGAAGCTCCTACTCTTTTATGTTTAGGTTTAAACAAAGTAGACCTATCAAATCGAAGTAGTTTCCCAAACTCTTTCTTACGCCAATTATAATCTGTGGGATAATGTGGAAAGCCTTTAGACTTTAACTCATCATATACACTATCAATTAATTGATCTGTTACTTGAATTGGCATTGTGTCATTATCTCTGTTAAACAAGCTAATAGATTAACTTCTGGATCTGCTACAAATGCAGAATAATATTGGTACTTACCCAACACTAATACTGCTGCAGGAATACTAGAAGGCTCCATATACTCATACAATTTTTCATATATCTTTCTAAACACTTTCACAGGATCATTATCTATATTGTCTACTACCCATTTACGAACTTTGCTGAATTCTTTATTCTTTAAATGTTTCATCAACTCTTTCAAATTGACTTCAGCAATGTTTACGAGAATACCAGAATCAATTGTACCACCAACACTGTATCTCTGCAATTCATTCAACACTCTCCGCCAATCCGGAAAATGTTTCATAATTAATTCGGCAATTACAGCATCTTCAAAACCTATATTTTCAGATTTAAGGATATCTTCCACTCTAGACATAAATTGAGAAGCTAAAATAGCCTTATTACCATTTATCTTAAATTCTACAACTGAACATCGAGAATGTAACGGTTCGATAATTCTATTCTTATAATTGCAAGTAAAAATAAACCGACAGTTACGATGGAATTCTTCAATGAATCCTCGTAATGCCGGTTGTGTAGATTGTGGATTAAGATAGTCTGCTTCATCAAGAATAACTACTTTACTACCACCTTGCAACGATACAGTCGATGCAAATGTTTTAATTTTATTTCTTAATACATCAATACCAGATTCTTCTGATCCATTAATTATTATATAATCACAATGTAATTCTTCACATAAGGCACGAGCAACTGTAGTTTTACCTACACCAGAACCACCAGACAAAAGGAGATTAGGAATCTCCTTCTGACCAACAAATTCTAAAAAAGTATTTTTAATTGACTCGGGAAGAATACAATCAGCTATCGTTTTCGGTCGATACTTCTCCACCCACAGGAATGTTTCTCTCATTTTGTTCTCCACACCATGGACAATACCAATTTTGTTTATCTATAACTTTAGAATACTGTCCAGTAAATTCTGTTGCAATACTCCACCAACCACTACATTTATTACAAGAGAAGTGGTGAAGGATTTCCATACTATTACTCATTTGGTTGTTCCAAAGCTATCCAATAATCAATAGGTTTATCTTGATTATTCCAATGAGAAACTAAAGCTGTTGTAGAAACATCAACATTATAATTTCCAGGAATCATTTTAAGATTTTCAATCTTATAATTGAACTGAAATACTTTATCACCTTCATGTTCCCATGATTCTTCAAATTGATTTGATGTTGTATTTTTCAAATCTGTTACTGCCATAGTAACACCTTCAGATGTTCCTGTAAAAACTAAATCAGGCAATTGCATTACAGCTGATGCCTTTGTAACATTCGCCATAGCTTCTTTTGTCACTTGAAATGAAACATCTGTTTCTGGTGCATTAAAAGTTTCTGGTGGAGTCACCAATATAGATGGATCGGAAAAGAAATATGAAATTTTAGATAATCCGCCCCTAATTGTTAAATAATTTTCGTTACTAAACTCTAATTCTGGATCTTTTGCTAAAGTCAAAACTCCAAGAAATTCATTTAAATCGTAAATGCCAAATCCTTTTGGAAAAGACTCTGCAATATCTGCTTCACCTAAAATATTTTTCATGGTAGACATGGTTCTAACCTTGTTACCTTCTTTAATTAAAATATTTTGATTAATGCTTGAAAAATTTTTCAATACATCAATCGTTTCATTACTTAATTTCATCTTCACTCTCCTGCTCATGTATGTGGAGCATCATAATACCATAATGTAAAATCTTCATAAGGTCATCTTTATTCTTGCCACCTTTACGGCCATATCGTTGAGCATACTTTAAAATGTTGCCCATACAAAATCCCGAACCATGACCACATTCTTCAATGAACTCCATGGCTTGAAATCTATTTTTTGAATAATGTAACTGATAGGTGCTATCAATATACGTTCTCAATTCTTTTAATGATTTGTTTTCACTAAATTTATAAAAATTTTCTGGAATTTTTGTCACTTTCATATTCATAATGATAACACCTTTTTCAGCATTTGTCAATAATAAATGGGGCGGCATTGCACCGCCCCACAGCGAAGATCAATAATTATTTAATCTTCAGTAATCGAGGCTTTTTCTCCTCGGGAATAATACGCTCTAGAGTAATCTTGAGCATACCTTTTTCCATCTTGGCATCGTTTACTACGATGTCATCAGCCATCGTCCACTTACGAGTAAACTGACGAAATGAGATACCTCGATGCAAAAGTTCACCACCATCTTCATCCTTCTTTTCTTTTGTACGAACTGTCAGGACGCCATTTGCAATTTCAACTTCAAGATCATCCTTGCTAAGACCTGCAAGGGCGATTTCAATGATAAAATTGGAGTCTCCTTCCTTACGAATATTGTAAGGTGGGAACCCAGTTGATTGCATTTGATGTGATGCATAGTCTTGTAACCGGTCAAAGACCCGGTCAAATCCTACTGCATAAGGGGTGAATAAATTTCGATCAAACTGATCGAATACGTTTGCTAGTGCTGTGCTTGTAACCATTTTAATTTCCTCCTATTTAGCAAGGTTTACACTACTACAGAAGTCCCGAAGGCACTTCTACTTCTATTTATAACCAAAACCAGATTATAATTAGAATAAAAATCCAAAAGCCCTTATTTTTTATTAATTCTCTAAGCTGGGCATAGAGTTTCAATTTATTCATATTACCACATTCAAAATTTATTCTCGCTGCTCGGAGCAATTCTTCACGGACTATTGGGGGTAATTTCTGTTTGCCTACAGATATCCATTCCGTAAACGGTTTTTTTATTTCCTCTACTTGTTTTTTTGAAAATACTTGTGCATATGCAGTATTATATACATCTTTAAGTGAGCATTTTTCACAATAAGCTATTAAGCCTACTAAATCTGCATTAGACATCATTGTAAAATTTGGTTCAACTTTTGGTAACATATTAGGTTCTTTTAATATTAAAATTTATTATTATTCTAACTTTCTCATCGGTTTGTGTAGTTCCATAATGTTCACACGTTCCATCAAATGCTACTAATTGATTCGCTTTTGATTTTATTACTCTATCACCTACAACAGTAGTACCATTATTTTCATTAACATGATATACTATTGTAACATAAGTTTCTGGCCTTGTCAACTCTGGATAGTCGGTATGTGTTCCTATAGCCTCAGACTTTCCTGTCCTTGTATACATATTAGCCTTAATTCTTAACACCCCTATAGGGTTGGGAAAGGCAAAAGTTTGTTGCATTTTAAACAATACAGGTTTCATATATTCCTCCATATATGGAGACATTACAGTTTGAGAAACCTCTGGTACCTCTGTCGATCCTGGTTCACCCCCAAATTCTTGAAGAAAACAATGCACAAACATGAAATTATCATCTTTAGGAATACCTGTATCTTGACCCTTTTCATTAAAATATGTTGATGTAGGAGTAATGTAATACCAATCAAAATGGTTTGATAAACACAAACCTTGTATTTTTTCATGTAAGTTCTTATCTAGATAATTTTCAATAACTTGTAGTTTCATTCCTTTTTCTAGCTCTCTTTAATTTTTTCAATTCTCTTTTAGCTTGTTCTAGATGATATCTATCAGCTCGTTTTAGAAAAGTTATACCATTAAGATGATCTATTTCATGCTGTAAAATTCTAGATGTCATTCCAGCAAATTTTTCATAACACCTTTTGCCCTTTTCATTATCCCATGTCAGTACGATATACTGTGGTCGTTTAACCTTAATAAACAATCCTGGATAACTTAAACAACCTTCAATCATTAAACTAACTTCATCTGAAACTTCTGTGATTTCAGGATTAAAAAACGCTTGGTTAAAATCTCCAGCATCTTCTTCTGACATTCCACCAATACCCATAACTAATACTTGAGTATTAATACCTACTTGTGGAGCAGCCAATCCCACACCCCTACCTTCTTTTCTTATTTTCTGCAATCCATCAACCAACTCTTTTGGTTTTATAATAGGATTATCAAAATCAAATCTATCACATTTAACCGATAATATTGGATCATATTCACTTACTAATTTCATGTTGTCATCCTTGTAAAATTTTGTATCTTTTCAAATCTAATCAGACTGTCAAACTTATCTACATTCAAATCTGACTTATGACTGATTAAAAATACATTCTCGTTGCTTAAAGTATTCAGTATCTTTAAGAACTCATCTGTACCATTCACATCTAAACTGCTATCGAATATCTCATCCAATATCAATAGATTGGTATTGGTACTGTTTTTCATCTTAGCTATCTGTCTCCATGTAAAGAGTAAGGCCAAGTCTATTCTCATCTTCTCACCTTCACTAAAGTTCGCATAAGCAAACTCATCTCTGTAACGTGACTTTATCTTTTCATTAAACTGATCGTCTAATTCAAACTTAACTTGAAACTCTAACTGATTCAAATAACTGTTTACCAACTTATTCATTATCGGCAAATATTTTTTAATGATCTTCGTTTTAATACCGGAGTCCTGAAGCAACTGCTTCGCAATCATGAGGTAGTTGGCTTGATCTTGGATCTTTTCTTTCTCTTTCTTAATCCGTTTTGTATCTTCACGGAACTCCTGTAACCGTGTCTTATCTTCTTCAAGAAAAGTTCCGGCCTTCTTTATATCATTTATCTGTCTCACTATCTGTTGATTGAAATCCATAATAGATTCTATAGATGCTGTTTTCTTTGCGGTATCAACTTCATGTTCTCTGTTATCATTAGCTGCCGTTTCATACAATTTTATTCTAGCATCCATCTCTTTCAACTGTTCATCTAAACGTACCAAAGAACAGGCAGTAGTAATCATTTTATCAGTACGCTCTTCTATAGCCTTACTCTTAAACTCCTCATCTATATGTTGTTTACAGGTTGGACAAGTATTATTTTCCTGAAAAAATTTTATATCATTTTTAGCCGTGTTCGATTTAAGATCCATCTTATATTTGATGTTATTCAGTTCAGACCTATCACCTTCCAATTTCTTTTGTTTAGGTAACACATCTGTTTCCCACTCTGTTATTAATTCCTTTAAATAATATATTTCCTTCTCCAACAGTATCATATCGTCTTGGTTTTTCTTTACCTTCTTCTCTAAAGATTTAAGAGATATATTAGAGGCTTTTTTTGCTTCTGCAATCTTATCATTCTGTAAATTAATTTTATGTTCTAATAATTCATTCTCATAAGAAATATCTTTAGACTTTTCCTTATTTTCTTTAATTCTATATTTGAGTAAAACATTCATCAATGAAAAAACTTTGATATCTAAAATTTCTTCTACCACTTCTCTACGAGCAGCAGCTGTTAATTGCATAAAAGGAATAAAAGACGATGACCCAAGTATAACTACCTGAGTAAATGATCTATGATTCAATTTAAGTATATTGTTTTCTAAATGTTTTTGATAATCTCTGGCTGAAGCATCTTGATTTAATAACTTATCATCTATATAAATTTCAAATTTATTAGGTTTAATACCTCGGCGTATTAAAAATTTCTTGCGACCGATATTAAAATGTACATCCACCAAACAATCACGACCATTGACAGTATTCACCAACTGATCTTTCTTAATACGCCTAAAAGGTTTACCAAATAAACCAAACGTCAATGCATCTAATACTGTAGACTTACCACTTCCATTGTCACCTATTATAAGTGTAGAAGGAGATTTATCTAAAGTTATTTCTATAGGAGTATTTCCTGTTGACAAAAAGTTTTGCCATATTACAGATTTAAATACTATCATATAAACCACTCAGTATGTTCATATATCATCTTCTGGTGGAGTTGTTTCTGCATACAAATCTTTTTTAAGATGTTGTCCTAAACCCGCAAAAAATTTATACTCAGGCTTCGCCCCATCCTTTGTATTATATTCTGCATCCCAATATAAAGTAAATGAATTAGGTCGTCTATTGTTATAATGATGATTAAATACTTTCCAATCTATTGTTATACTTAAAGCACCATCACCTTCCATATAATACTCTAGATACCCAGGAAATATAACTAGCATATTTTCTTTTATTTCTAATTCCCATTTTGTTCTTTGACTTGGTGAGGGTGTGTTTATAAATCTCTCTTGTGCCATTATTGATCTATGTCTTGGATCTCTAAAGATCATACGATTACCATAAGTAGAATACCCTGGACAATCTTTTTTCTCAGGAACTTTTAAGAAAAGCATACTGCACCAATCAGTTCCTTCATGGGTTTGTATAGCGTTGTCTCGACCTATTTTCCATTTTACTGTCCTAGGCCATAGTCCTGTCGCTTCTTTATAATCACTTGCCTCACAAATATATTCAAATCTATTATGAATATATCTAATCACTTCATCAAAATGTTCACTTGGAAATGGTGCCCAATCTAAATTTCCGTCCTTATCTCTAGGAATATCATTTTCGTCGATTTCAAAATCATAAATCATATCATCATCAGCTTCTTGAAATCTATCTAGTAAATATGGAGTATCATAAATTTGTGACATCCATGTAGCATCTTCATGCCATACCTCTGTAGGAAATATTAAATCTCTTTTCATTCTTTCACCTCTAAATCAAACGCCATAATCGTTCTTCTATTTCTACTAAAATTTGGATTTATAAAATGTATTAAAAAACTCGGGAAAAGTATCATCGTACCTTCTTCTGGCATAAAGTCCATAAAAACTGCCTGATCTGTTATAGGATCATTCCATGGTTGCATTGCTTGTGTACCAGAATGTTCTTTAGGATTAAAATTAACATATAGTATACCACTAATCCCTACAGACCTATGCGTATGCGGTACTTGATAATCTCCATAATGATACTCTACAGTCCATACATCTAAAACTGAAATTTCTGTTAAGCTCGTTTCTTTTAAAAACTCTGTCAATTCTGACTCAAAAAGTTTACAAAAATCTTCTTTATAAAATCTCTCTTGTTCTGGAGCTCGATCTGTTAAGAAAGTCATATTAGACCTCCTTATCAATTCAGTCTTATTAATCCAATTGTAAACTTCTTTTTTCTTTTTCTTCCAATCATTTACTTGATAACGAAAAATTGGAATTTCAAATAATATCTGATGCATTATAAACGTATTTTCCTCTTATGTCGTGAGCTGTTGTTAAATTTCCTACAATAGAAAGTCTATCTTCATCTATAGTATGTTCAGGTACAGAATGTTTGAGATGAGCAGGAAAAAGAACTAAATCTCCTTCTTTAGGATACCATACTTCTCCTAAATCTTCAAAAATTAAAGGAGCTGATCCTTCTGGAGCTTTAACATAATATACAAATGAATATACTCCCGGCAAATGGTCATGTGAAGCTGTATAATCTCCCTTATGATAAATGTTTCCCCATAGAGCCGTAATAACCCAATCAAAAACAGAACCATCTATCGCTGGTCTATTTAAATATGGTAAATGATTTACAACAACATCTACACCTAAATTTCTAAAACTTTCATACTCAGTTAATAACCATTTTGTCATTTCTGCCTTAACATTCGTTTTTTTATCCTGTGCATCTCCAGATTCTCGTATTTGTTTTTCAAACAAATCATTATCATATCCATACAAATTTTCTATGTATATTGACATAGACACTTTAGGTTTATATTCTAACTCTATTGTTGGCATTATAATTTAAATCCATATTCTGAATATTAATGTTCAGCTGTTCGCAATGTTATATTTCCTGCTGCAGAAATCCTTTCACCTTCACTCTTAAAATCAGATACATAATGTCTTACCCAAGAAGGAAAAATAATTACATCTCCAACTTCTGGCATTGTACGGCTTCTGCCGATAGAAAATGGCATATGTTCTCCATAATCAAACATTATCATTCCGGGTCCTTCATTATTATGAACACCCCGCATATCTTCATTTTCCTTTTTTAAACCCTCTGGAACTTGTAAATATATTACAAAAGATATATCACCTGTATGGTGATGTGGTGGATTATATTCTCTAGGTTTTTGAAAATTAATCCAAAAAGAATCTAACACCCATTCTAGATTTACTGGAATATTCCTCTGAGAGCCCAGTGTTTGTGACGTTCTTTCATAGATATGTTCAAAACTATCTTCTTTATAGTCTTTTAATCCTTCAAGATATAAATTTACATATGGGGTAAATTTAGGTACAAACCAATCATTCCAATTTTCATACCAATATTCTTCATCTATTTGTCCTGCCAAATTCGCTCTTGCATCTAATTCGTCAAATCGTTCTGTATCATTTCTCTGTTCAAAAGCTTTTTCTAATAACTCAGCTATAAAGGATGAGTCTTTTATTCTAGTATGTATAAGATATGGACCCCAATACCAAAACCAATAATCTATACTTTCTGTCATTCTACTTCACACGCCTCAGTATATAAATTTTTTAATAAGCGTATCAACTTATTTTTATTAAGTGCTTGACTCTCAATCTCTTCCACATATTTATTCAACAATGTCATCGTATCTTCACCTACACTCACAATATCATCGGCAATTTGATTTGGGTCAAGATCACTAAAATCTTCAATAATTTTTAATTCAAGAAAATTACCTTCATTATAACATCTATCTATAAATCTGTCAAATGTATAAAAATCATTTTTCTGGAGAACAAATATTTTAACATAACTTTCTTCATATTCTGTGATATCCATATTAATCATATCATCACAATGCTGACTGTCATCATAAAAGATTTTCTTGAATAGCCGATTTGGATTTTGAAAAAACTCTACCTCTCTAGTTTCTGTATCAAGAATATGAAAGCCTTTCTTACTTGCATAATCGTTCCATGTTATCTCATACGGCGCACCAAGATATCTTATATGACCGTCATCCTGTTGTTTGTGAAAGTGACCAGAAAACACACGTTCAAATCGTTTAAAGTGCTTGCGTTCTATACCATCATCACAGTAAACATCATCTAACATCTCTGCACCTTGTAGTGGTAAATGTCCCATAAGAAAATCAGCTTTGGCTTTAGATATAATTCTTAACGACTCTGCATACTTATCAGGTGCAATCCATGGAGTCATCATTACATTAAGACCATCAAAGTTTATCACCTCCGGTGTATCTTCATATAAATGTATATTATATTCTTTACAAGTAAGAGACATAGAATTTACTTTATTAGTTGTCTTATAGTAACAATCATGGTTACCAATTAAGACATGAAGATCAATATCACGTTCCTTGATAGGATCAAAGAACATCTCTTTAGCTAGTTTAAGAGAATTATAGTTAGCGTACTTCCTACGATCAAACACATCACCCAAATGCACCACCGTTGTAATTCCTTCCATATCAAGTATTGGAAAAAAAGTTCTTTCGTAGAATCTTCGTTGGAATTGTGCAAAGGAAAGATTATCATTCTTACCTCCAAAATGGGTGTCTGTTATTAATGCTATTCTCATTTATCATCCGAGTCGGAAAAATTATACTGCTGTAAAAAATCCATGAACTGTTTTTGATAAACACTTTCATCATCATGGTCTTGTGTAATTATCATATCCTCTATATTAGAAGTTTTTAAAAGTTTATCTTTTATTTTTGATTGCTTCTTTTCTCTAGTTATTCTACGAACAAACGCAAAATAAATTATCTGTGTGAAATATGAAAAAGGGTTCTTTGATTTTTCAGGATCAAAATTATCAATATACTGAAGGCAATTTTCTATACCATCAGATATCATTTCTTCCCTATAAGTATAATTAATAAAATTGGGACGATAAGAGAGATGATTTGCAATTTTTAAAAAACACTCTCCTATGTAATTTGTTACTTGTGGTCTAGCTTCATCGTTAGCCTCAGCCTCTAAGACTGAAGCTTTCCAATCAATCATCGCCTGTAAAAATTCTTTATTATTTACATAATGAGGCTTCTTTTGTTTGTCAGTTGCCATTGATTTCTCCGTAAGGAGGACCTATCAATGTACAGTGGGACCGACATAATCTCCAAACAAACCAATAATAACTTCTGTTGCATCTTCAAGATTATCTAATCTCCATGATGCATTATGTTTTATTAGTGGATGTTCCATAAGATATTCGTCATCAGAAACAACAATCAAAGGCTTTCTCAAACCAATTGCCCAACCAATTTCAATTACTGTACCATAAGATGGTCGTCTATCGTTTAACTCTTTTGGGAGATAAGCTAAGACTAAATCACATGATTCTGTATCTAACCAGTTCTTTGTGGCAATGGCACGTGGGTCTGACCACATTTTAGGTGTGGCACCTTTATCGGTATATGTTAATCCTTCCTTCAACGGTTCACATCGTAAAGGAGAAATTCCTATAATACCATGAGGTAAAGCTCTTGTCACTTCATCTCGCCATTCTGTCGCTTCATTTTCTGTACAACCTGCAATAGGTCCAGCCAAATAAATATATTTTCTCATTGTTAAATGCCTTTGTTTGTTAAGACATCTATCAGTATATACTATTTAAAGTATTTTGTCAAGTCTCTTTTTTGTCTAATTCTGCTTCTATCAAAGCTTGTATAAATGCTTTAGGAGTTATTTCTTTATTCACAGCCTGAATAATAAATTCTGCCATTTGTATTTCTTTTTCTATCCAAAACTTTTTACGTTTTAAGTCTTCCAACTGAGCATCATAAAACTCTAACTCTTTTTGTTTACGAACTTTATTTTCAATAATATCCGTAATAGAAATTATTTTATTTTTTCCATAAAATGTGCTTGACAAAACTAACTAGCCTTTATATATATAGGTGTTAGTGAAGTTTAGATTTATCCAAAGGAGAAAAAGGTATAACATTAGAATCATCTTTTAACTCATCCGTTAATTCTTTTAAATCTTTCAGCTGTTGCATTTTATCTTTAACTTGTTCTTCTGTCTTGAGTTGAGTTTTCTCAGCCACAGTCAATTTTTCACAAATATTCTTGTAATAAAAACTTACTTCAGGAGCTAAATTAGCCATAGTTAAAATTTTCCGTTTAGATATCATAAAGTGAATATCGTTTGTAAAATTCATCCAACGAGCAAGACCTGTTTGACTTACAATTTCACCCAATTCTTCATGGTACTGTTGATTCTCAGTAATGGCCATAGGTCGTTCAACAATGAAAGCATCCTTATACTCTGTGATAATTTTGCAAATAACATCTTCTCCATTATCCATTTTAATAACTTTAAAGGGGTTTGTAATTTGTTGATTTTCCATAATACTATTTATGTAATTTAACAGGTATAATATCGTAGTCAAACTCTTCCTTATTATACAAGTTAATTCTCTCCTTAAAATGTTTAAGTGTATAATTATCTCTACCATTATAACTCAAATCATCTATAATGTCAAATACGTTTAGTTGCTTTTTATCTTCTGCGGTACGTAAGCCTCTACCTATAGATTGTAAAACTTTTATTTGTGATTTGTAAGGAGATCCAAAGACAATATTATGCAGGCGTTTAATGTTAATACCAGTAGAAAATACTCCATAAGATGCTATTATGATAACATTTTCTCCATGCTCTGCAAGATACCTTATTTTTTCTCTATCTTCTGTAGGCGTTTTTCCATATACTTTATATATCTCCTTATTAGAATTTGATAACAGGTCTATTATATTATCTAATTGGGATATGTATCTGCACAATACTAAAGTATTACCTTCTTCATATTCTACTAACTTTGCAATAAATTTATTCCTAGATTCGTCTAGTGCAAGCAAATCTAATTCTAAATCATAACTTCTAGGAATTCGTTTATGTTTAGGATGTTCTAATACTAAACAACGAATATGTAAATTGGATAAGTGATTATCTTCAATTAGTTTTGATGTTGTTGTTACTTGTTCACATTTTGCAAACAATCCCTCTAATACTAATTGGTGCACTTCTATACCGTCTAGCGTCCCTGTAGTACCCACACGAAACTTACAGTCAGACAGCTTAGTCATTATACCAGTCAAACTCTTTGCCTTGGCTAAATGACATTCATCTATAAAAACTGCACCAAACTGTTTGAAATAACTTTTAGGCAGTTTGAAAATGGACTGCCATGTAGAAATCACAACATCTTTAGGTGTATTTTTGTCAGACCCCGCATATAACTTATGACAATGCACATCTGGAAACCATTTGTATTCTGCAAAGTCGGAATACAACTGTTCTACAAGGCTTGTAGTAGGAACTACTATAAGTATTTTTGAGTTGGATAAAATCTCGACATAGTATCGAACTAAAACATATATAATAAAAGATTTGCCAGACCCAGTAGGAGAAAGAATAAGGCCGCGGTCATTATTAATAATGTGGTGTATTGCATCTAACTGATAATCTCTAACTTTAATTCCTTTTGAAATCTTATTGACAAATTTTTTAACAAGCTCTTTATCAATATCTCGTTCAGTATAAGGTCGACCGTAGAACTCATTATTTACAGTTTCGATTCTATATCCTTGTTTCTCGCAAAACTTTTTGACATAAGGAAATAATCCCACAAATATTTTACCAGTAGCAGGAGAGAATAAACGAATACGACCATCCCACAAACGATTCCTAACCGACGGCATAAAGCTTGCATTTGGTACCTCGAAGGTAAAAAATTCCGAAAGTTCCTTAGCGATGGCCGGTTCAGTTTTAATTCGGAGATAGACTTCATTAAATTTTTCAATTTTTACTTCCATGGGTTCCCACAGAACCAATTACTTTTCATTATTTAATCTCCATGTAGGAATTTCTTCCATTCTATTGTATTGCGGATAGTCCAATTTCTAGTATTGATTTCTTTCAGCACTCGTTCAGTATATTCTACCATCATCTTTACATACTCTTCCTTTTGTCCTATCTCTTGATATTCTGAATCTGCTTCTATATACATAGCCACATCTGCTTTTAAAATTTTTAGATCGAAAGGTTTTTCTTGATAAACCTCTGGAGAGGATTTGCCTGTGTAATATTCCCACTTATCACGATAAAGAGATTTTCTTTCATCTCTTACCTTTTTTAATTGCAAGCAAAATTGTGTGTAGAATTTTAAATACTTGTTATGTATTTGTGGAGTCTTGATACTCTCAATATCAAGTTCAGTATCATCAATTTTCAAGTCAACATCAACCATCTGTTGTAGTTCATCAAATCTCATAATATATCCTTTTAATGTGAAGGGGTAGAGCCGCCCACAGTTTAGTTTTCACTTATTTATGCTTCTACTAAAGTTGTAAGAAGATTAACTTCAAATTTAGGGTGGTCTTTTAACTACCCCTTCATTCCTATTTATAGTGTTAAGAATTCGTAATACGAATATGCAAAAGTAACATCAGCTGTAAGATATATAGCATCTGTTTCTTGTGCAGTATATGTTAATCCACTCAAATTTAATGGAAATGAATCATGCAAAGTAACTCTAACAACAGGATTATTTTTATTACTTAATATACTTATATGAATATCACTATATAAATTTCTATCACCTGTTAAATTAACATTATCCACCCTTGATTTTTTATTAAATTGATTATGATTTGACGGAGTCCCTATATTAACTATCCAATCAAAAATTTCTTGATAATTTGATAACTTTTCATCCACTATAAATGACATGGTAAAATCATCAAATGTCATAAGATCACCTACCATAGGTATATTAGCAAGGGATGTTGGTCTATCAAATCGACCTACACCTACTCCAGGCAAAGTTAAAGTAGTACAAAAATATTGTGACAAAGGAAAATTTCCCAATGTAACTAGAAATTGACTAGACTGTGCATAGTCAAATGTATCAGGTTGCCTTCTTAAAGAGTCTATTGTTGCCATATTACTATTTATACACTCAATTACACTTAATATAGATAAAAAAATACCCCGCCGAAGCGGGGTATTTGAAATAACACTTTATAGTTATTATAAGTGTGTTTTTTACATGATGTTAGCAACTTGAACTCGTCTGTAGTATGTGTTCAAATCTGTCGAACCTGGGTTAGTCAGATCAATTGCGCCTGTGCCACGACTTGTAGCGAACGGGTTAGCGACCATGCCGTAACGAGTCTTGAAGCCAATCTTCGGCTGGAAGGTGTTCTCACCAACGGCACGAACCATCTGCAATGGGACGTACGGACAGTAGAATACACCAGCGTCATAGGGCGATGTGCCTCTATATCCAACAACGTAGAACTTTGTAGCAAGACTGTTGTTTGAATAAGGATCGACATAGACCTTAAAACGACCATTAAGTGTACCAGCAAATGTATTGCCTGTGTCATCGACAGAAAGGTTATCAGACAGTCCACCGGACGTATCTAATAGACCAGCCATTGACAGAGCAGAAGCAACGTCAGAATCGCACAATATGATATTGCCCTTACCGCGGCGTGTATCAACTGCGATTGCATTGGCATCACGTTCGATTGCAAACATCAACCCTTTGAATTTCTCAACTGACCAGCGACCGTTAGAGTCTGTATCAAGATCGAAAATACCAGCAGTTGTCGTATTGTATGCACAACCAGCCTTGGCTGTTGTGTAAATGGTACGCACCACTTCACGGTTAATTTCTGCAAGAATTTCTGTTGACAGAATGTTAGCTAACTCTGTTTCAGCATCTAGACCGTGAACGGCTTTAAGATCCTGAGCAAGTTCCATTGTGTACTCAGCTTTGAGGGCACGTGAAACAGCTGTCACGGTTACCTTATCAATACTGAATGCCATCTCTGCGAAAGCGTTAGATGTCGCATCACCCAAAGCTTCACCTTGGGCTGTTGTCATACCAGTTGCAGTTACAACAGCACTCATATCATTGAGTACGTTGTCGCCTGTATGATCGACACCCTGTAGATCGCCTGCGGCATCTTCTGCCGAGAAATCTGTATCAGGCTGATTCATAAAGGCTTCTGTACCGGACTGGTTTGTATAACGTGATTTCATTGCAAAGATCAAGCCTGTGGGACCTGACATTGGCTGGACACCGCAAACATCATATGCAATTAAGTTAGGCATAGCACGCCTAATTAATGAAATGAGAATTGGATCCCAATTATCTACCGAACTCCCTGTTTGGTTTGTAGGGGCGGCCTCTTGTAAGAAAGCCCGATCTTCGGTCATGGACCGTTCTTGGTTTTCCAGGATAACTGAAGTTACAGCACGCTTATAAGAATCCTTGATCCCTGGGAGGTCAGGATGATCTAGGATTGGCTGCCATTTTTCCTGTAGTTGTTCCGATTGAAACATTTTGGATATCTCCTTTGTTTTACTTTGTTATTATTTATAAAAATCTTTATTTCTGCGCTCTTTTTTCAGCTTTTCCGATTGCAGACATATAAGCAGCCATCTGATTACTTAAATCACCGTGTTCGTCGTATACTGGTGCTGCCTCAGCTTCGTCATCCTTCGCAGAATGTCGTGGGAAATAACTTTCCTTAATCGTCTGAAGTTTCTGTGTATAATCATCAGAATCTTCATACTCGACATTTTCTGCTAGTCCAACAAATTTCTCAACTTCTGTATCAGCGAGATCAGAAGCCACATCTACTAGAATCTCATTCTTCTCTAGTTCTGAAACCTTTTGTGAAAGTTCAACATTCCTTTCGATCTGCTCGTTCAACTTGGCTTCCATTTCGTCGGCCTGTTTTGCAGCAGCATCAAGAACATCATACTTCTCATCAGGTACAGTAATATTATGCTCTTCAAAGAGACCTTTAAGAGCTGTAATGAAATTTTCTGAAATATCAGTTTTGAGTTTATGCTCAATAGCAACTTCATTGTCTTTCATCCATTCTTGCACAACGTAGTTCAAATAGGCATCAACCTTCTCTGAAATTTCTTCGTCATGTTTGACAATAGATTCTGTTAATTTTTCAGCATACTCATCTTCAATAGTTTCAATTTCATCACGGACTTTGGTCTTTACAGCGGCTTCAAAGATTGTTGCGGCTTTTTCTTTGAATTCGTCTGAAAGGTCATCTTCACCTTGCACTAAGGCTTCGACATCTTCCTTCACCGAAATCTTTTTAATCTTTTCTTCAATTTCCGCTTTTGCGGCTTCTAGTTCTGCAAGTTCTTTAGACTCTTTAGATTCATCAACTTCTTCCTCATCTTCATAGTCGCCACTAACGATTTTCTTAACTCGTTCATGGACGCCTTTAAGTTCAGTAGCTTTCATCTTTCCGAGACCTTCGACCATCTTACCTAGATCCTCAAGCATTTTTGCTTTGGTCATCCGAGCTTCCTCTAATTGTTCTCCGTCGTGGTCAATTTCATCACCGGCGGCAAGTTTCATTTTCTCACCAGGAGTTGCTTGTGCCGAATTTCCTTGTTTAACTTTAGATTCACTACCGGCAGGATTCGTAGGTTTGGCTTTCTTGACCTTATCACCAGCCTTATGTGAAGCAGATTCTTCTTCAGGAGTATCTGCACCAGCACCCCCCAAATCGTCTGCATCATTTTTAAGATCCGATGAATCGCCACCACCAACTTTCAAAGCTTTCGCCTTATCGGAAGCAGGTTTCATTTTTGCAACTCCACCAACTTCTTCAACTTCATCCAATTGAGAAATTTCTTCCTCCATTGCCTTAACTTCGTCCTCTGTAAGTTCAGCATCAAGAAGCTCTTCCAGTTCTTTGTTTAAGTCTTGTTCTGACATTTGGATTAAACTCCTATTTTAGTTTATTATTATTTATAAATTTTATAATTTTGAAAGGAAGTCTGCGAAAATCTTGGCCTGCTTTCTACCTAAGGCTTCAGATTTTTTATCCAAAGTCTTTTTATAATTGGCAATAACTACTTCCTTGACGATACCATTGTCCCAAACCCAATCTTTACCTTCCATAATGCCTTCAACAAATGCATTAGGTGCAGATGGATCCGCTACGATATCAGCAGCAGTAGCAAGATAAAAATCATTTCTTACATACTGTGCACCTTTCTTTGGTTCTAATGAACCCATACCTCTTGACGAAACTCCTAATTGAGCACCTTCATCAATAAGATTTTTTACAATTTTTCCGTAGGGAGTATCCATAATCTTTGCCTCTCCAATAAAATTCTTATCGTCGGGATACAATTCAGTAATCATATGTGAAACTCTTTCTAGATTAACTGTAGGACCATCTGGATGACCTAACTCTCCAAATGCTCTCTTTTTCTGAATGAAATTTTTGTTATACCTACTAACTTCTTTTTCAAGAATATTCATAGGATATATACGACCATTACGATTTTTTACATCAGCTTGAAGAAAGGTGCCACGAATCTTATAATTCTTTTCACCCTTCTCATCGGCCTCTGTAAGATATTCAATTTCTTCGATATGCTCGGATATGAGTTTCATTTTATTCTTCCTCTGGAACTTCCTCTTGCTTTTGTGCAAATATATTTCCTGCTAATTCTGTTTTTTTCAACTCTAATGCAGCTTGTTTTCTATTCTGCATAATTAAATCAAAACTAGCCTGCGCAGCGACATTATCACCTCCAGCAATTGCATTAACAACGGCTTTAAGTTCACTATCCTGAGTAGGCTCTGTTGTAACTTCTTCCATAACGTTTTTCTCCTCAACTATTTATAATTTGTTGTTGCTCTTCTTCATTATCAGCTGTCATTGTCATATAATCATCTTCTCCACCACCTGCCGTATCCTTTTCTTTATCAATTTGAGCATCGAGTTCTTGCATTTCTTTCTCAGATTGTCGCAATATGTTTCTACGCACCCATTCATGTGAATAATATTTACCGATATAATCTTGAATTCTATCCATATGATCCAATCTATCCCCAAGAATCTCTAGGTCTTTCAATTCTGAAAAATGATTATCTTCTAGAAAATCATAAGAAACATTTTCTTTAATATTTTCCCAATCTTCTGATGTGATAATACCCTTGAGTATTAATTGAGTTCTCAATATATCATGGAAAAGAGAAGCAAACTTTTTACGAAGCTTGCCTACAAATTTTGTGAATTTAACCTCATCTCTAGTAATCTCTGCTGATCGACCTAAATTAAAACCACTTTCAGCCTCCATTCTAGAAATAGGAACATTTAATGAACGATAAAGTTTATCTTGAAAATACTTGATATCTTCTAATTCGCCAAGATTCTGGCCACCGGGTAGTGTTGTTATTTCTGTACCCCTACCCCCTTCCCTCCGAGGTAACCAAAAATCTTCAAGCATCGACATTTTACTCCGATCATCTCTAATTTCACCTGAACTAGCATCGTAAACAAGTTTGTTTCGATACCGATTCATAATGTCTTTGAGATATTGTTCTGCCTTTTGCTTAGGTAAATTACCAACATCAATGTAAAATATTCTACGCTCAGGTGCCCGTGAGATACGATAGATAACTACCGCATCTTCAATCATTCTTAATTGATTTACAGGCTTAATTGCCTTGTGTAGGTGTGAATAAACTTGATTCGTTGTCGGTTCGTATAGACCAGATGTGATATATGCGATTGAATCTTTGGAGACAGGTAATCCTTGTCCTGCATTACTCCTACCAGCTATTCCTGGATAAATTCCTTCTTCACTATATAAAAAATATTCTCGTACAGCTTTAACAAGTTCAGACGCCGATGGCGTACTTCCTTTTTCAATCTCTCTTACTTTCTTGATATTTCTAGGATCAATATAACGTAATTCTAGAACACCTTTTGAAGTATCTTTTTCATCTACCAATTTATGGAAATAAATTCTACCGTCTATATACCATCTCTTAAAGAGTTCATGGGATTTATTATTCCAATGAAGCATCTTCAGAATATGGTCAAACTCTACTTGAATTTTTTTCTTAATTGATGATGAAAAATCCACATAATCTAAAGAAATTGATACGGAAGGCTGATCTTTATTAGAAATAATAGCTTCATTAACTATATCTTCTATTGCCTGATCTGCTTCAGGATGTTCAGCTGTTGCTCTATATTTCTTAACTAGGTCGAAATCATTTTTTGGAGTTGCTTCGGCACCATAATATTGTCCAAAAAAGCCTGCTGCAGCTCCAATGTCTAAAGAACCATCATCGGGCGAAGGAGCGACAAAACTTTTCGCATTGTCGCTCCCTGCCCGTTTAATCGTAAAACCAAATAATTCTGCCATAGTATAACTATTTATATCACTTCAAAACTGTGATATAAAATCAGATTAAATTAGAAGGACGCTTCGACTGATACCTTACCAGATATACCTGAACTGGTAGTAGAAGCACCTGCACCAGAAATTGTCATAAAATTAAATCTGAAAGTTACACCAAATTCTAAAATTGCATCATTTGTTTCATAGTTCAATTCTGTGGCATCTACAGTTGTAGGCCAAACATCATACAAATGATACGATCTTAAAGTATCATCATTACGGTCTTTCTGCATAACTGTTGCATTTGCATAATATTTTGCAGGCTGTTGTCCTATATCAGTTCTATCAGTTCTGTTACCAATATCACCAATATGATTCTGCCATTGTTCAAAATATGATCTCATCTGTTGCTCTCTATCACTCATTACTGTGATAGTCCAAGGCTCATACGTCCTATCCCCTGACACATAAATCTGACGTCCACGATAAGGTATTGCAACCTCACCAATCGTCAAAGCTGGTACAGATGTTCCGCGACAAAGGAATCTGAAATCCGCTGGCAAGGATATAGGTGAATCAGATATTAAGACTTCAAACTGATTAGCCCTTGTACCACCATCTTTCAAGGCTCCTACAAAACTACTTAAATTAGCCATTAGTTTTTTTCTCCTATCTTATGTAATTACTTCATCAAAAGCTACGCCTGTTCGGGTAGCAACAAATGTTAATGTGATGAAGTTAATGGAACGTGCCGGCTTAATATAAATATCTGCCCGGAACTCATTTGCGTCAATTACTTGACCAGTATTGTTAGTTTCGTCACAAACGACTAAGAAATCTGTAATACCACGACGACCCTGCACATCTCTTAAGAAAGGCTCTATTGCACCAGCAAACTGTGATCGTGTGAATTCATCGTTGAACTCAAAGACAACTGCTCTAGCTGCTTCTTCGACAGCCTTTTCAATGTGATTAAACAACCGACGTACATTAATTCTATTAAAGGCACTATTCCGAGCCAGGGCTGTTTTATCTCCATAAAGGAGTGTACCCTGCCCTGGAAATGTAGTAACAGGATTAATTCTATTACGATACAGAATATCTCTCTGTGCATTTGTTGGGTTATAGGCTAGACCAACTGTCCCTCTGATATTACCTCGATTTAACCCACCTGGTGAATACCATGGGGCTGCCTCTAGATCGGCTGCTGCACAACAACCTGCAACGTCGCCGTTAAGAGGTACATAGCGATATACGTCATTGTACTTGTCGTACATTTTTTTATATCCACTATCAAACGCTACATAAGACGTACTTGCAAGGTTCAAAAAGAAGTTCTTTACGTTTTCTGTCTGTGTATTTGAGTTTGATATGTTTACAACGTCTGCCCTTTCAGGTGAAATAAACGCCATCATGTCTTTACGTTTTTCCATGATGTCGATAAGGTTACCGGCATGAGTAGAATCGCCAGGACCTGCCATCATCAGATTGACAACTACTGTATCGTCATCAAAATAATCGTATGCAGATTTCTTTTCACCATTTGTTGGTGAATAGTCATCTGTACCACTTCCCAATGAAGATTCATTAGATATTACAACATTTGTAAATGTTTTGCTGGCCGCAGATGTTCCCCAATTAGAACTAGCAGTATTATGATCCATCCAAAAGATATATTCGGATCTATTATAAATAACATCACGATAATAATTATTATCGCCACTATCTGTCTTTGCATCAGAAGCCTTGGATACTTTATCCCACTTCTCTAGAATTGTGTTAGTTGCGCCCGTAAGAGCACCATCTTCATCTGTAATGATGATATGCATTTCATCACCAGAACCACCCCTATCAGATACAAATTTAGATGTACCAGGTGCACCAGAAAACTCATCGTACCAACGCCATTTGCGTGTAATCCTAGAGTTATCAGCAACATCAGCTGCCAGACCCTTTGTAGAGAATACACCATGTTGTTTTAAAGTTACTACGTTTGTAGTTGTGTTTACTGCTGTAACGAGATAGTCAACACCTTCGTGACCTGAAACTGGTGTTGTGCCATCAGTTGTAAAAGAAATGATATCATTTACTATGATAGCGTAACTAGTTTTATCCACATCGTCAACAGTAATTGTTAAATCACCTTCAGATGCCGCAGCGTCATCCACAAGGTTATTTGTACTTAAATCTTGCTCATAGACAGTTGCACTAGGACACTGCCATACTTTGAGGCTGTTGCCCCAAGTACCTGGCGACCGAGCAGCCCACATACCAACATCCCCGGTACCGTCTGCATAGTTTTCTAGCCAATGTTCAGTATTCTTGATAATAACTGCTGTACCACTAACACAAGCATTTAAATGACCTGAATTAATACGAATAACTCTTAGTACGTTTGCATATTTTAAAAATGATGCAGCTGTAAAAAACCATTCAAAAGTAGAGGCATTAGGCTTACCAAAATGTTCTACTAATTCTGTCTCGTTGGAAACTGTTACGATTTCTTCTACGGGACCTTTTTCTGCAGCGATAGCTATAGCACCTATACTATCAGAATCGCCAATGACCATGTTCGTTAAATCTTTTTCTTTAACTTGAATACCCGGTGAAACGAGTGTTGTAGCCATTCTATTAATCTCCTTATTTAAATATTATCTAGGGACTGAATCACTTTTGTTTTTTCTTATTTTTATTTATAATTATATCTCTTTCTAAATACACCTAAAGTGTGAAATGTATAAATAAATTATAGAGAGGAAACACACGAAATGCGTGATTTAGGTAGACACTTACGATTATTAAAAACTTTGGATGGCCAATTTTGTCGGGTATGCAATCACGATTCACCCCATCATCTAGTTTGGTTTCCACATCATAAAAAAATTCAACATTATATTCTACGATATGGAAAAAAATCTACAGAATATAAAGCTGCATTAAATCTTATAGATAAAAGTATACCTGTTTGTATGCACTGTAGAGCTGATAGATATTATATGCGAGTAACAGATGATGAAGTTGGGCTACCTTGGCCTCACCAATAATCCGGAGCATCTTTTACCGGTCGCCAATAATCTCCATCAACATCTATAAATGGAGCTTCTTCATTCATAGTTATACCATCATCTATAAATCCAAAAGGAGACATATCTTCTTCAATCATCTTCTGTTGACTTTGATATAATCTCTTACGGATATCTTCATTAGTTAATTCTTTGAAATAGTTTTGATTTGTTAACCATGCAAAAAATACAAGACACATTACCATATCATCTGTAGCGCCATCTTCAGCTTCATATGATGATCCTTTCTGTACAAAATTAGATAATTCAACAATGATATCAAAATCATTAATGATAAGTTTATCCCCTTCTATCATCTGTTTTAAGTTAGAACATCCAATTTTCTTTACTGCCTTTGTAGTTCGTACACCCAATTCTGTAGCCTTGTCTCCAAAGCCGCTACCTACTATCTGACCCAATCGTCCTCGCATTTGTGTCATTATAAGGTTTTCATACTCTAAATCGTAATGTAGGGCGTCTGCAATCTGGCCTCCGACATCGTTTACCTCAACTAATACTTGTGCATTGTTATAATTCTTAGCAACAGTATGCACGACTTCAGGTAGAGCTAATGGTTTAATTTCGTTGTTTCTATACTTCGCTACAACTTTATATGGTATAGTTGTTATATCTAAAACAATGAAAGCAGAATAATCACCAGATACTCCACGAGCAACATCTACAGTCGTACAATATTGATGGTCTTTGATAGGTTTTTCATAGATGTCTAACCCACCATTCGACTCTAAAGGATCTATTGTAGGTATGACTTGTAATTTTGTTGGACTAATTAAAGTATCAATCGAACCGAGAAATGAACATTCAAACTCCTGCAAGAATTGCTGTTCACTAGTATTACGAATCGTCTGTTCTTTCCAAGCATCATCTCTACCAGGAACTTCAGTCCAATGTACGTCTATTGGTACAAATTCATTTTTTTCGTTTATTGCATCTTGCCATAATTTATAAAACATATTCATACCATGCGGCGTTGATACAATTACTACTTTAGATGTTTTACCAGCAGAGATAGTCGGGTATACAGAACTAAAAAACTGTTCCGCAATATTTGAAGGAACGAAAGCAAACTCATCAAGAAAGATAAGGTTATAAGACCCACCACGAACAGCACTAGCAGAAGTCGAACTCGCAAGGATTTTGGATCCGTTTTCCAATTCAAGACTTCCTTTGTTCCAATTGAGAACTCCTTGTTGCAACCATTCGGGTAAGTGTTCATAAGCTAATTGAAATCTCCCTAACAAATCTCTAGCAGTCTGTGCCTTATTTGCAAGGATAGCTACGCTGACTGTTTCATTAAAAATTAAATAGTGTACTAGATATGCTAATAAAACTGTAGACTTTCCAGATTGACGAGGAAGTTTACAAATAGTAAACCGATTGTTATGAAAAGTTCCTATCATATCCTTTTGAAAGGGATATAAATGAAAAGGAATTAAACCTTCATCAATGCTGACAATCTTTACATAATTCTCTATAAAGTAACCTGGATTTTTAGAACATTTGATAAATTCTTTTACTTGTTCTTCGGTAAAAGAAATCTCAGTACCAGCACCTTTAAGATTTGGATTGCCTTTATATGTATCAGCCATCACCCTTTAACATCTTTTGAAGTTCTTTAGTAGAACCTACAAATAATGCATTAGTAACATTTTTTGGTCCATGTTCAGGAACTTCTTTCAATTTTTTCATCTTCTCCTGCAAGTCAACTAATTTTTCTGTTACTTCACCTACATTTTTAATTAACTGACCTGCAACTTCATATGCTCTAGGATGTTCTCCTTCTTTAGCTAAATCTAATATTCCGTCAATGGCATCTTGACCACGCTCGATAAGACTATAGAAATTTTCTCGACTATACTTATAGTCAGAATCCATATCTTCAGGTTCATCAGGACGGGCTATCAATTTACCCTTCCTAGGAGCCCACAATTCTTTATCACCGTTCAATATCTCATTTTTAACATCACCAGTTCCTCCAGTGATACCTAAAAATTCTGATAAGGCTAAATTTAAATCAGCTGCCATTAGACCCATTCACTTAAAGTTTCTGTGAATCCAAAGTTGTCATCTTCATCAGCACCCACAGCCTTCTCGACTCCAGAAACAGAATATTGTCGTACTCTTGGAGGTGCCTTCTCTTTAAGGTCTGCATATTGGTCAACATCTACTTTCTTAATAATTGAAGATGTAATAACAGGACCATACATATAAGTTTTTGCAGAAAATGAAAATGTGTAGATAAGAGCTCGTCTAGTCATAAAATCACCATCATAGGTATCTTCATAACCTGTACTGTTTAATACAATTGGGATATCTCTTATTATATCCATACCAGGGACTGCATTAATAGTAATACTATAATCTGGTTGAAAATAAGGAATTATTTGTTCTACAATTTGAACTCCATCATCACTATTTTTTGCCATAACAAACAATTCAAAACTGACGTTATAAGGAACAGGACTAAATTGTGTATCCATTTGTGTTCCTTTTGTACCCTTCACCTTTTTAGTTTTAATCATTTTATTTAATTTTCTAGCACCGTCATATTCGATACTGCCCATTTCAAAACCTATTCTAGGCAAAGATACTGCGACCTTTCTATCTACGTTAGCATCTTCTCTCAATCTTGCAAGAAACTTTTGTTTTGGACCATAGGCCAAAGGAACTTTCATAGACTGTTGAGTTGTTCCACCTGCATCTGTTCTAACGATATGAATATCATTAAACAATGTTCCAAAAGCTATGATAGTGTTTCTTAAAATTTCATGGTAATATGTTCTACCAAACATTAGTAACCTCCTCTAGGTTCACCAAAGGGATTGCCTTCAGTGAAATTCAATACTGAATCTGCTTGCGTTTCTATAAATATATTTGTAGCTTGGTCATCTATAGTATCTATAACGAAAGACTCACTTATAATGTAATCTCCGTATTCTGTTATCAGACTATTGCCGGCAGAATCCGTTTCTGAAAGTATATTATCTCCATCAGTTTCTTCCAGTAACAAGTCTCCATCTTCAAGTGCCATATTCTCGTTATAATCCGATGCCTGTTCAAGTGATATCTGATAAAACAAAACATCCAAACTAGATTCATCTTCAATGACATCTATTGCAGTAATGCCTGTATCAAGTTGTTCACTTGAATATTCAAACGTACTGCAATATAATTTATATACAGGTAGGTTATCTACTTGAAAAAACGGATCATCATGGTCTACAAAATTTATTTCAAATAATTTTTGAAGTCTAGGAAAATATATTAAATCTCCTTCATTAGGACGTGGTGCCACTATAAGATTTGAGTCTTGCCCAATCAAGGAAATCCAACGCCTGCGAGATACTACAAAAGTAGCCTCATCACGAATCTCTAAACCAAATTTGGATACTAATTCTTTTTCCCCACCATATCCTTCAACTTGTTCCATAAACATTTCAATACCATATGCATCATCAAATTTTGATAAAACATCTTCACCAAACAATGTATCTTCCTTTATTAAAGTTCTAGGAAGATAATAAACATCATGTCCAAAAACCTTTAACTGCTCTACTATTAAATCTTCGTAGAGATATTGTTCATTTTTTGTTCCTTTATCGAAATAAACTGAAGTTGCCATGGTCTACCCTACAGCAAAGTCTACAGGCATCTCGTAAGTTAATCGCATTTCTTCTTCAAGTCGTGTAATTTCTTCTTGAGCTTGTGAAAAAATCATTTCACCATTCATTGTTACCCCACCCAACATTGTAACTCCATTAAACTTAATAAGATTCTGACCCCATTGCTTTTTAATCAATGCGGTTGCATATTTCTTTAAAAAGAAATCATTATAGATATCAGTCCATACAGTTGGGTCTAGTTTACGATAACATTCTACTACTAACCATTCACCTGTTTCAATATCATTATCCCAGTCCATATCTACATATAATCTATTTTGATGTACATTAAATCTTAAAGGCTTTTCTCCTGTTAAAACATGATCTAAAAAATCTAAATGTTGCATTGTCATTTCATAATGCACAATTGATGCGGAAGAAAAATCATAAAGATCATTCAATCGTAATTGATATCGTATATCAAACATATTTGTAGTAGATTTGTCGCTAAAAGGAAATACATTTATTACAGACATTACTGAATCTGGAATTGGAATATAATTATAGCTTTCATCCCAATCTCCAGTTACACCACTAGTAACCTTATCTGTTGCTGTTGTCGTTGCATCATTAGCAATAGCTGCTCGAGTTTTATCGGCGGCTGTTATCTCATGTTTGAGATACATTCTTTCAACTCCATCAAAATGGAATTCTGAAAAATATTGCAGAGCCTCATCTAAACGATCATCTACTTGGTCATCATCTACATTAATTTCAACCACAGGTTTACCTAATCTTCGTAGGCACCATTCTTTCAATGTAGCTTTCGTTGTTGGTGTTGCCATAAGTTTACCCTAGTGCAATAGCTATCATCTGTGCATATGCTTGATTGGCTAAAATTCCTGTAGAATTTGGTAGCGTAACTGTTCTGTCTGCCGTTGGATCTGTAACTGTTAATGTTGTTTCATATGCATCGGCTGTAGCGCCTTCAAATATAATAGTACCACTTCCCGTCATGGTTAACCCACCGGAAGTTGTTATTGCACCTGAACTTATTGTACCCAATCCACTGACGTTACCACTCGTATCAAATGTATAGTTACCATCAGTAAACACGCCGTCTATTGTTAAGTTTCTGATTGTTCCAATGTCTTTATTACCATCTACAACTAGAGCCTTTGAAGCGACAGCTGTACCAGCAGTCAAGTCATCTATTTGTTCTAGATCAGCTTCATTAATTACAGCACTTCCGATTGTAAATCCTGTTGCAGTTACTACACCACTAGATGTTATTGCGGCAGCTGCAAATGGTGCGTCTGCTACTGTCAAATTTCCTGTACTTGAACCTGTTGCAGTTGTAGTACCTACTTGAAATGTATCTGCACTTTCATCCCACATGAATATAGCATTGTCACCTGTAGAACCACGTTCTATGACAAGACCACTATCATTAGCGTTAGAGCTTGCACCGTTATTAAGTTCAATCAGGTTATCTTCTACAACCATATTAGTAGTAGATATTGTGGTCGTAGTACCGTTTACTGTATAGTCACCTGTTACTGTTAAGTTTTGCGATAATGTGACATTACCTGAAGAATCAATTGCAATTGAATCTGTGTCTCCCACAGAACCAATATTACCTGCGTTCGGGATTACTATGTTGCCCCCGGTGGTCATCAAACCACCACCAGTATAAGTTCCCGATACATCTAGATTTGCATTAACATCTACCAAAGTAGCGTTTAGTTCGATTTCATCTGTTGCATTAATATCTAATACTGTAGCACTTGGTGCGTTGATATATTGTGATGCATCATTAAACTGAAGCGCCATTGTACTGTTAAGTAACAATCCAGTATCAGCAACGTGTGTTAAAGTAACATCATTATCAGCTCCAAGTCCTAGTACAGCAGCATCACTATTTAATTTTAAATCATTACTTACTAAAACTGCCGTAGAAGCATTTAAATCAATTGTTGCTTCTCCATCAATTGTCATTACTCCGTCGGACGATTGATGAATAAATGAAGCACTATCACCAAATTGTATTTTTCTTGTACTGTTAAGTAACAATCCGGTATCAGCAACGTGTGTTAAAGTGACATCTTGGTCATTTCCAAACTGAATAGTTGAATCATCTGCAAGAAATAAATCTGAAAATTCGTAAATTGGTGATCCTAATGTTGTACCACCTGCACTTGTAGGTAATATAGATGTTCCAAAAGTACCAGTATTAATTACTGGAGATGTTAAAGTTTTATTTGTTAGTGTATCTGTAGTTGCTTTACCTACTAACGTATCTGTTGAAATCGGTAATGTTACTGTAACATCACTTGTTGGATCTCCTGGAGATAATGTTAATTCATATGCATCTGCACTTGAACCTTCAAAAACTAAATTGCCTGTAATTGTTCCACCAAATGCAATTGTATCTGAAGCAGAATCACCAAGATTAATTGTACCGCCATTAAATGTTGAAGTACCTGTTACAGTAAGGTTTCCACCAATACCAGCATCACCTGTTACAGTAAGGTTATCTGCAATTGTAGTTTCTGATGTAGTATGACCAATCGTTAGTGCAATTCCAGAAGTCTCTGTAGCGATCTTCAATGCACCTTGTGAATTTGTTATGTATGAATTAGTACCGTCATGGTATAATTGCATATCATCACCTGTACCTAACTTAATATTAGCACTATCAGGCATATCAACATGGGTCGTAGGACTAATAACGCCTGTGACTCCTAAAGTTGTACTGATTGTAGCAGCACCTGTAACTGCAAGAGTTGAACCATCAAATGTCAGATTGGCCTCGTCAACGATTGCTGATGTAGTGTTGCCCGTTAGGACTCTATTATTTACAAAAGTAACCGCACCGGTGCCGCCATGAGCCACACCTACAGTTTCTCCTGTTTGATATTCTGCAAGACCTGTAGCTACGCTATTATTATCGTATACAGCTCTTATAGGGGTCTTATCTGCCATTTTTTTTTATTCCTTCTTTATATTTATTGTTTTAAAATCTAAATAACTCTCGACCTATTTCATCAGCCAGTGTTGTTCCATCTGCAAAAGTAAAATTGGTAAACACATCTGTTACTGCTTTAAAATTTAATACTGCATTTCTTGTTACCAATCCGCCGGCCTCTGAATAGAAATTTGCCTTATATATTGGAACTCCAAACGCTGATGCAGCAGCAATCTTATCCTCACCCACATTTGAGCCTTCAGGTAATGTCACTCCATCTCCTGAAATCGCAACTTCTCCTGATCCATCAGAAGAAATTGTGGCCCCACCCAAGTTAATAGTAGATCCTGATAAGAATAATTCTCTATATCTTAAAGATGATGTTCCTAAATCATAAGTATCATTTGTTTTGGGTACTACATGACTGGCAATTCGTCCAGTCACTACTATATCATCTGCTGTTGCATTGCCCAATGTTACAGCGCCGTTAAGTGTTGTTGCACCTGTTACATCTAATGTTCCACCAGCGGACACATTGCCTGTTAATGTACTTGCACCATCAACTGTTAAAATGCCATCAATAGTTACGTCATCTGGCATTCCAATTGTAATTGTATCTGTAGTGGTAGAAGAAGCAATTGCCGTTGTTATTTGATTTGCAGTACCATCAAAGTTCAAAGTATCTGTAAGCAATTCTGTTGCTGCGGTTTGTGTTCCTGAGTCTGCTGTAACGGGTAAAGCTGTTGAAAGTGCTACTGTACCAGCAGCTGTTAATCTACCCTGAGCATCTACAGTAAATGTAGGAATCGCTGTACCTGCCCCATATGATCCTGCGGTCACAGCAGTATCATCTAAATTTATTGTTACAGTATTACTTGAACCCACTGAAGTCAATCCTGTTCCACCGGCTATATCTAAAGTTTCACTATCTAAATCTATTGATAAAGCACCACCACTATCACCTTGGAAATCTAAATCTTGTGCGGTTACTTGTGAATCTACATATGCCTTGACTGATTGCTGTGTTGGTAAAGATGTAGCACTATCAGATGTCATATCATCTTCATCAATAGTGGTCATACCATCTAACAAATCAGCATTAAAATTTGTAACTTTAGTTGTAGAGGCTACTGTAAATGGAGCAGTACCAGTAGTTACATCGGACTGAAAAGTTTGTGCCCTCATCTCATAAGCACCAATATCAATATTAGCTGAAGCAGTTATTCCAGCCGTTGTTAGTGCTGTGATTGTTGTTGCGGCTATTGTTCCACCTTCAACGGCATCACCACTTATTTGATTATTGGTCAGTGTTAAAGTACCAGCACTTACATCTAATGTTTTTCCTGCACCTACTGTAACATCACTCGTAGCAATAGTAGCGCCATCAATAGTACCACCATCAATATCAGGTGTATTAATATCTGGACTTGTTAGTGTTTTATTGGTAAGTGTTTGGGTGTCGCTTAATGTGGTTACAGTAGAATCTATAGCAACTGTCAGTGTATTACTAGAACCAGATGTATCAATACCAGTTCCACCGGCTATATCTAAAGTTTCACTATCTAAATCTATTGATAAAGCACCACCACTATCACCTTGGAAATCTAAATCTTGTGCGGTTACTTGTGCATCAACATATGCTTTGATTGATTGTTGTGTAGCCAACTTAACAGCAGAATTAGATGACATATCATCTTCATCTTTAATTCCTGTTACAGTTGCACCATCACTGGCGATATTTAAACTTGTTGAAAGTGTAGTCGCTCCAGTATTTGTAAATGTTCCTGCCGCGGTTGCATTAGCTCCACTAAATGTTAAAGCTGGAGTTGAACCATTTTTAAGTGTTAAATTACCACCATTATTTGTTATAGTAGCAAAGGTTGTACCATTATCTTTAAAGAATATGTCACCACCATTAGCATCTAATACTATATCCGTTGTTGCATCCAAAGTAATTGATGAACCAGAATCAATTTCTTCAATTATTGGGGTTGTTAATGTTTTATTCGTTAAAGTGTCTGTCGTAGCCTTACCAACTAGTGTATCACTAGCATTCGGCAACAATAATGTTCTATCAGCAGTTGGATCAACTGTAGATAAAGTTGTTTCATATGCATCGGCTGTAGCGCCTTCAAATACAAATGCATTTTGGATATTAACTGTAGTAGAATCTACAGTAGTAGTTGTTCCTGATACTGTAAAATTTCCTGTAACTGTTAAGTTATCATTAATCGTAACTTCTGATGTTGTGTGTCCTATTTGTACTGCAATGCCAGAATCTTCTGTAGCAATTTTCAATGCACCTTGGTCATTCGTTATATATGAATTAGTACCATCATGGTATATTTGCAGATCATCGTCGTTGCCTAACTTCAACCTATCATTGTCATTCGCATCCCAATGTCCCGTGGTTGTAATGTTACCAACTGTTAAGGCGTCGATATATGCAGTACCGTCTACATACAAATTTCTCCACTCTTTACCTGATTCACCCAAATCATATGTATCGTCTGTATTAGGTATTAAGTGAGAATTAATTTCTCCCCCAAAGACAACATTATCAGTATCGGCATCACCAAGAGTTAGTGTGCCACCATTAAACGTAGTGCTTCCTGTGACTGTAAGATCACCACCGACTGAAGTATCACCTGTTACAGTCAATGTTCCAGCAGCAGTTACATTTCCTGTTAGTGTACTTGTTCCAGACACATCTAAATTACCATTCAAGTCTACAGTTGTAGCAGTAAGATCAATTTCACTAGAAGAAATTGACACCTGACCAGTCGTTTTATATTTACTTGCAGTATTGTCCCAAATTATAGGACCTAAATCGTGCTTTGTAGTATTGTCATAATCTGGAAGATCATTTATACCTAATACTTGTGCAGGTACATATACCGTTGTAACAGTAGTGTTTCCCGAAGATCCTACAGTTCCCGTTATTGACATTTATTAGCTCCTTGATACACTTGGATTAAGTGTTGCGATACCTTCAACCACTCTTGTTACTACTGAACTACCACTTGTGATTGTCAAATCCCATTGATAACGACCTGATGATAAAGCTGCTGTTTGGGCAGCTGTCAAAGACAATGCAATTATTCCATCAGCAGCACTTGTAATTGATGTTGTAATATTTGTTGCTGTTGAAGAATCATAACTCTTGCGGAGTTGTGCTAAAGTAGAATAGCCTGTAAGGTCTAATGCAGCCGAATCAAATGTAACAATTGTTTGATCTACATGAGCTACAGCAGTAGTGCTACTAGCCCCTCTAGTCAACCCTGTAAAGGTTGTACTTGTTTTTCCTGTATAGGTTATCTTTTCATTTTCCACACTCAAAGTTCCATTTTCAGGAAACTCTACAGTAGATGCCACTGTTGCTGTAGTAGCAGAACTTGTAAGAGCTGCTGTTAATTTTGTACTTGCAGCAGTTGAATTAACTGTAACCGATGTAGAAAATGTTGTGCCTTGGTCAATAGATAAATTACTTATGGTTGCCATATTAGAACTCACCTCTATATTTTATACTATTTATAATAATAAAGAAATAAAAAAAGGGGCCAGAAGGCCCCCGAAGTACAAATTCAAATTGATTAGCCTGGATCAGGTCCCCAATCACCCCAAGAATTCATCGTAGTTCTTTTTTCACTGAGAGAGGAACCGTCATCTTCTGTCCATGCCTGATTAAAAGCATCCCAATAGTATGTTTTACCATCACTAGGATATGCAATAGGAGGCTCTAATTGAATGGGATCTGTAGTATAATTCCATATCCATCCTCCTCTAGGATTTGGAGCACCAGTTGGATCTGTATGAGGTACAGGACTATCAGGAAGAAATCTATTCGTTTCAGGATCATAGATATCTCCTATACCGACACCTTGGTGTCTAAAATTTTCATTATGTGAATACTGTTTTAACCATGTACCATCCCAATCTCTACCATAATTAATACTGGGAGTAGTTCCTCTTAATCGTTTATCTGATTGCCAGTGTTTAAATAACCAATCATAAAGCCAACGAGCTCCAGAATCAATAACTTCTGGAGGGCCCATATCTTGATGAGCATTATCTACTTTCCAAAGTGCTATTACTTTATTGTTTGAATCTAATTCAGCATAATTTGACATAACAATTTCCTATGCAGGTATATATCTAATAACGGCTTGACCGGCTGCCCCGTTCCCACCATGACGTATATGATTTCCAGATGCCGGACCATAACCAGAACCGCCCGCACCGATATGACCTCCATTACTAGTACCAGATGGTG